CAGGGGCTCAACAGAAGATCCGTCTTCTGGGCTCTACGGTAGCAGTCATGCTATCGTAATACTAACCATACTTGAGGTTCACATGTCACGCACGAGATCAACTACTTCACCTGTAACAACAGGTTACCATGGCTATTCCCATAATGGGAGTGGCTATAGTGCAACCGTTGGGTTTGATAGTTATCGGAATACTTCTATTACCGATACTACTACTCCTAACTGGAAGCGGAAGATCAAAGCGGGCGAGATAGTGAATAATCCCATGAGTATGTCAGTGGTCGAATCAATGGTAGAGGGTTCTGGGACTATGTCTCAGTACCAGATCTCTAATCCCGCCAATACGTATTATACGTTTGGTAACGGATCATTGACGGCTTGGTTTCAGCGTTGGTATGGTTCTGGGGCAACTTGCCCTGATCCTGTCAACAATGTGAATCAAGAGATTGAAATTCTCAAGACAAAATGCCTCGGGAAAATCGATTCCACGCCGTATGCTTTTGCTGAAGATATAGGGGAAATAAGGGAGACGCTAAAGTTCTTAAAGAACCCTCTCGCTTCTCTTATCACCCATCTAAAGCGAATGCGCCGCAAGACACTCAGTCGAGTGCAAAAAAGTCGCCGTAAGGCTAACTTTCGCGCTAGTAAAAGTGATTTAGCTTTTACTTACACAGATGCGTTTGCAGATGTGTGGCTCACTGAAAGGTTTGCGGTTGCTCCTCTAATAAGATCTATCTCAGGGGCCATGGAGGCCTACGAAGATTCGGTCTATAGAGGGACACGTAATACGGCTCGTGCTAGAAGCGATTTGCGTAATGCAAATTCAATCAACACGAGTTCAACTGCAGGCGAGACTTCTTTTTTCAAGAAGTCGAAGACTCAGGATGTTACGGTATCTGTCGGTCTAATTTATGAGGTTGATCACCCCATGAGCGACTGGCAGTACAAATACGGTTTGAGGTTCAAGGATATACCCGAGACGGTGTGGAACTTAATGTCCCTATCGTTTATGGTAGATCGACTCATCAACATATCTGATTCTATCAGAGCGTTGAATGCTTTTCTTGACCCAAATGTTAGTATTTTAACGGCATGGGTTGTGACGAAGAATACGTTGGAAGAAAGAACTTCCGCGTATAATCACACAACCAATGGTTACGTAAATGTCGTAACACCTGACACTATTGTCAAAAAGACTTTCTCTATGACAAGAGCTGTTTGGGTTCCAACACTATCTGATGTCTTACCATCACTTAATATTGATGGTTTGGTTGATGATGCAGCAAAAATCACTGATCTCTTTACTATTGCATTAAAAATGCTTGTAAGAGGTTAATCATCTAACCGATCCCAATTAGGGATTTTATAGGAGGCCATCTATGGCTATTATCGGCGCTGGAATCAAATATGGTTCTAGCACATTTGTGGTCCCATCTGACGGTACAGCTACAACGCTGTCCTCACTTGGAATGAAAGATGGCAGGACGTTGCAAACCTTCCTAGCGGCGGATACAGATATTCTGACCCGTCGCTCGGTTGATTTTACAGCGAAATCAGCAATTGTGAGCCCTCAAGCTCCCAACGGCTTTACCCAAAGGCGTTCACAGGCAGTAATCTTCTTTCCGAAGGTTCTTGCCAACGGTAAGCGAACAGTCAATTCCTTGACTATAGTTTACTCTTGTGACGTGGAAATTGGAACTGCTGAAAAGCAGAACCAGATCCTCCTAGGCTCTCAAGTTCTTGGCGATAGCGACTTTACGTCGTTTTGGCAAGACGGAGCCATCGGGTAATATGTGAATTTCTTCACATTCCTGCTAAAATTCTTTTCTCAAACTGGAGACACCCAATGCAGAAAGAAAGACCACAAGTCAAAAAGCCAACGCTCTTTGACTCAGATGCAATCGCAAACCAGGTTGCTTCTGCTGTTTGTAGCGACATGTCTGTCCACAATTTGTTTGACATCGTGGATATTCATGGCGTTCGCAAAATGCTCGGTAATCTTCAACGGGAACATGTACTTAAACGGTACGTGCCTGCTGATCTTGACCGAAAACCTTTGGACGCAGCTGCTCGTTCACTCTTTTTGAGTATGAACTTGCATATGCAGGAGACTAACTTAAAGCTAATCTCCATTTTTCCAGAGAGTCAACCGGATCGACGTTTGAAGTTATGTAGTGATACATTACTTCAGCGTAGTCTTTGGTCTGCGCGCTTGCTTATAAAGCAAGTGCTTGGGCGCTTTGATTATCGTGAGTTCTTTTTCCATTGTCAAAATGGGGAAGGTGCTTCTGTAGGTGTCTCATTGCGAGACTCCTGCGAAGAGGCTAAGTTCACGTATCCGATAACCGGGACAGCGAATGCTATCGCACTCTCAAAACTGTACATGGCTTACAACATCCCGTTGATGGCTGCGGTTGAGAAACTCAACAAGCATAACCCCAAAAGGACAATGTACAAAGAGATAAGCGGTTCGCAAGGAACTACTGTTGACAAGACCGCGACGAAACTGCGACTCATCGCCAAAGAGGGCACTCTGAATATGTTTTTTCAGTTGGGCCTGATGGAGATGATGTTCAGTCGTTTATCGTTATACGGTCTTGATGTAGAGACTCTTCAACCCTACCACCGACGATTAGCTATGTTGGGATCTATAGATTGCAGTGTTGCAACTATTGATTCTACATCTGCTAGTGACTGTGTGGCATTCGAACTAGTCAAGTGGTTACTACCACAAGAATGGTTTGAGGCACTGAACTTTGTTCGATCTCCAGTGATGGAGCTCGAAATCGAGGGTACGACGACAAGTGTACCTTTAGAAATGTTCAGTTCTATGGGCAACGCGGTTACTTTTCCGCTTGAGACTCTCCTCTTCTGGGCGCTAAGTGCGGCCACAAACCACCATGTTAATAGTCGACCTGGCTTTTTCGTAGATTACGAAAAATATACCAAGGTATCGACTTTTGGTGATGATGTGATCGTTCCTAATCCAATTGCTCCGGACGTGATGAACGTTTTGGAAGCTGTTGGTTTCATCATCAATGAGGAGAAATCCTTTTTCGGTGATGAGCACTTCAGGGAGTCCTGTGGAGGTGATTACTTCCACGGGTTCAACGTGAGGCCTTTTTGTTTTAAGGCCCCTCATACTCGGAAGCTATCGTCACTCGAGCCATGGCTGTATATAATATTGAACAATCTTTTACCACGGTACATTGCGTACTATGGGGGTTGTTTTAATATATACGGTTGTGAGCTCTTCAGTGTGATGGCCCGAATATTTCGGGAGAACAACCTCAACGTCAAGGTTGTACCTTCCGACTTTCCCGATGATGCAGGTCTTCGATGCGGGGGTACCAGTGATTTCGGTAACCCTCGTATGAACTTCGGAGAACTGACACTCTTCCTTCACACGCACGGCTTCACAATGGAGCCGATAATGATGAATGAGGAAGGGATGGCAATATTCCGTTACTGCCGGTTTGTCTATAAGAAGACTAGTAGGCGGTTTAGCCAACTTCATTACGCTCTATCCCTCACTAAAGATGAGAGGGACAGACGTGATTGGGGTTCTGACTTTCAATATTGTCGGACGAGAGAGGCATTTATCCTTGATGCTGAGACCATTCAATGGGCTCGGAGCATGAATAAACGCAGCGCTCGCCAGATTTTAAAGAAGCCGGACAAAAGGATTGGAGGTTATGTAGTCTCCAAAGCTTGGTCCTCCCTAATGGACCTGGCGACCTTCAACGCGTTTTCTTGAGTCACTTGTTAAGTGACTTAGGTTGCTAGTTCAGAAGAACTAGCATGCCCGGCTTCTCCTTGTGGGAGGCTGGGTTCGCGTGTGGGACAAACACCCTTCGGGGTTAC